CCCGAAGGCTCGAAGATTTATTACAGCACCACGTTCGCGGGTGCCAAGACGGTCAGCGGCGTCACCAACGCCAACCCCGCCGTCGCCACGTCCACCTCGCACGGTTATGTCGACCTCGATCCGGTGTTGTTCAATTCCGGCTGGGAAGACGCCGCCGACACCATCTGGGAAGTCGACCAGCAAAGTGCCGACACCTTCCAGCTCAAGGGCCTGGACAGCAGCTCCACCACCTACTACCCCGCAGGCACGGGCACCGGCACCACGCAGCTGGTCAGCGCCTGGACCGAAGTCCCGCAGATCCTGGACATCAGCTCCACCGGCGGCGGCCCCAAGTACGGCACTGTTTCTCCGCTGGGCCGGCGCAACGACATCAAGACGCCCATCGGCTTCGAGGCCATGAGCATCGACATGGGCCTGGGCTATGACGCCACGAACGCCACCTGGCAGGCCATGCTGGGCATCACCCGCACCTTCACCAAGGTCGCCATCAAGATCGTCGTGCCCGGCGGCGGCCGCCTGTACGGCTACGGCAACCTGATCGCCAGCGAGATGGTCGAGATCAGCAAGGGCAACGCCCTCAAGGTCAAGGCCGCCATCAGCCTGGACGGCCGCATGGTCGGCTACGGCGCCTGAGCGGCCTCAGAGGCATGAGATAGGCGCAGCGGGGCGGCTTCGGCCGTCCGTCAGATCCTCCCCCGAGTCTGCCCGCTGCGCCCCTTTATCGGGGCGTTTTTTCAATCATCGGGGGAAACCATGGCCTTCAACATCGAAATCAGCGACACGGTGCGATTCACCGTGCGCTTCACCACCAAGGACGGCGCCGGCGTCGAAAAGCCCGCCAGCTTCGACCTCATCGCCCACCGCCTGGACGTGGACGAATACAAGGACGCGCTGGCGCAAGAGACCAGCGTCACCTTCAGCGACTTCCTCTGCGGCGTGGTCACCGGCTGGGACGGCGTGCGCGACGGCAACGGCGCCCCGGTCGACTTCAGCCTCGACGCCCTGCGCCGCCTGTGCAAAGTGCCCGGCCTGGCCTCGCTGATGTTCAAGAGCTACGGCGTCGAGGTCTCGGTGAAGGAAAAAAACTAGAGGCTCTGGCCCGAGCCCTCGCCAGCCAGAGCACACCCCGCCATGACCCGCCGCCCGACCCCAACAGTCCCCTCGCGCACGCCCTGGCCGGCGCCGGCCTGCTGGGCGGCGCCGTGGTCGAGCCCGTGCGCACCCTCTACCTCTGGCCGTGCAACGTGCAGGCCTGGCAATGCTGGCAAGGCGTGCGCACCCAATGGCGCACCGGCATGGCCGGCGCCACCGGCCTGGACTACGCCGGCGTGCGCGCCTACCTCGCGCTGCAAGGCATCGAGGGCGACGCGCTGCGCAGCATCTTCGCCGGCATCCAGGCCTGCGAAGCCGCCACGCTGGCCGCATGGGCCGATCAGCGCGAGCCCTGATCGCCACAACGCAGGAGCACCCGCCTGATGGCCACCGGCAATGAAACCAAGATCATCCTCACCGCCGAGGACCGCACCGGCAACGCCTTCAGCACGGCCAAGAGCAAGCTCAGCGGCCTGGCCGACGAAGCCAGGGCCGCCGCCGGCGGCGTGGGCGCCCTGGGCGCCGCCTTTGGCGTGCTGGGCGGCGTGGCCGCCGGCGCCATCAGCGTCTCGGCGCTCAAGGGCGCCGTCGACATGCTCGACATGCTGGACGATCTGAGCGAGAAAACCGGCATCGCCACCGAAAGCCTTTCCGCCCTGCGCTACGCCGGCGAAGTGGTGGGCACTCCCGTGGAGGCCCTGGCCACCGGCATCCGCAAGCTCAGCCTCAACATGGCCGCCGCCGCCGGCGGGGGCAAAGAGCAGGCCGCCGCCTTCCAGGCCATCGGTGTGGCCTTCAAGAATCTCGACGGCAGCCTGCGCGGCAGCGATGCCGTGCTGGGCGACATCGCCAACAAGTTTGCCGCCTTCCGCGACGGCCCCGAAAAAGCCGCGCTGGCCGTGGAGCTGTTCGGCAAGGCCGGCGCCGACATGATCCCGCTGCTGAACAAGGGCGCCAGCGGCATCGCCGACCTGCGCACCGAGGCCGAGCGCCTGGGCGTGGTCTTCAGCGGCGACCTGGCCGCCAACGCGGCCGAGTTCAACGACAACCTCAAGAAAATCAGCCTCTCCGGCCAGGCCTTCGCCACCACCATGGCCGGCGAGGTGCTGCCCACGCTCAACGAGCTGGCGCGCGTGTTCCTGGAGACAAAAGACGGAAGCAATAGCCTGGCGCAGGCGCTGGGCACCGGGCTGCGCATCACGCTGGAAACCGTGGTCATCACGGTCTCGGATGTGGCCTATGTCCTGAAAGGCATGGGCAAGGAGATCGGCGGCATCATCGCGCAGTTCTCCGCGCTCGGCGAGGCCGGCGGTGTGTTCACGCAGGCCGGGCGCAACGCATGGAATGCCGTAGGGCAAGCCATGCGCGAAGACGCGGCGCGCGCCCGCAAGGAGCTGGACAATTTCCAGGCCAAGATCCTCGGAATCTCAAACTCCAACGCCTACAAAGACCCCCGCATTCTAGGCGGCGTCGACAGCATCCGCGCCCAGGCCGACGCCCTCAAGGCCGCCGCCCCCGTGGTGCAAAAACTCGGCGACACAGCCAAGGCCACCGCCGACGAGTTCCAGAAGCTCATCGACAAGATCACCGGCAAGGCCAGCGGCCTTGATGCCGACTTCAGCAAGAACATCGGCACCCTGAACAAAGCCCTGGCCGCCGGCAAACTCAGCTGGGACGACTACACCAAGGTGGTGGGCCAATACATCGCCCAGCAGCCCGCCGCCGTCGAGGCCACCAAGGCCCTGACCAAGGAAATGGAGGCCGCCCAGAAGGTGGCCGAAGAGCGCCAGGCCCTGCGCATCAAGGAAGACGCCGCCATTCAGCAATGGCTGCGCGACCAGGAGGCGGTGGCCGCCCAATCCCTCAAATCCATCAACGAGCGCATCCAGGGCCTGAAAGACGAAGAGGCCGCCGTCGCCCTGGCGCAGCAGCAGAACATCAGCCTGGCCCAGGCCGTCGAGCAGGTCACCCTGGCCCGCCTGCGCGAGCAGCAGGCTGTGCTCATCGTCGGCTCCACCGCCTATGACAACGTGCAGAAGGAAATCGAGGCGCGCGAGCGCCTGATCGGCGTCATCAACACCAAGGATCTGCGCGAGAAAGAATCCGCCGGCTGGGCCAGCGTGTTCGCCAGCATCGACAGCACCGCACATGAGGCCTGGACGAATGTGTGGGAGAGCGGCTCCAGCGCCTTCAAGCGCCTGGGGCAGACGCTCAAGGCCAGCATCCTGGATGTGCTGTACCAGATGACGATCCGCCCCTTCATCGTCAAGATCAGCGCCAGCATCCTGGGCAGCGGCCTGGCCACCGCGGCCAGCGCGGCCACCGGCAGCGGAGCCAGCGTGCTCTCGGGCGCCGGCAACCTGGCCGGCCTGCTCACCGGCGCCAGCAGCTTCGGCAACTTCGCCGGCACCGCCTATGCCAACCTCACCGGCACCGGCATCGACGGCCTTCTGGCCACCAACGCCGCCTTCGGCACCGCCGCCGCCGAGGGCATGGGCTCCATCATGAGCGGCCTGATGACCGCCGCGCCCTACCTGGCTGCCGTGACCGCCGTCTACGCCATCGCCAAGGCGCTGGACCACAGCGGCACCCCGCACACTGGAGGCGGGTCCAGCTACAGCGCGGCCTCTGGCTTGAGCAGCACCACCACCAGCGGGTGGACCGGTGGCAGTTCGTCGGGCGACGGGTTCGGAGGCGTGATGGGCAGTGCCTCCACCGTTGAGATGACCAGCGGCCTAGTGAAAAGCATCGTCGGCATCCTGGACAGCACGGCCACCACCTTCGGAAAAACTGCCGGATACGCCGCGGCCACCAGCTTCGCGGATGACAGCTCCAAAGACCCGGCTTGGGGTTCGCTGGTCATCAAGCAGCTCGACAACGTGCTGGTCAACTGGAACGACACTCGAACCAGCAAGTGGGCGCCGCGCCGGTTCTCTGATGGTAGTGCCGGCAGCGCCGAATACCT